TCATGCAGCGGCCCTGCGCAGAGGATAGACGCGGGGCTTCGCGGACGCGGCCGGAGCCGAGTCTCCGCCAACGCCGGCAAGCTTTGCGGTCAGTGCTTCGAAGGTCTGCCAAGTCATCACCACGGCGCCGTTTCCATCGCGTGCCACGTCCACGCCGAACGTGGCCTTGAACCACTCAGCTTGTTTCGAATTGCGAGTCTTGCCGGTGACTCGCTTCAAATCGGCGGCATCCATCAATCGGTTACTCACCTTGGCTCTCCAGATAATCGCGCGTTACGCGCAGGAATTCGGTTATGTGTTGCGTCATACTAGAATTCTCGAAGACGATTAGGGGACGGCGATGACTTGGTTCGTAGTTCTGGCTGGCGCTCATTGGCGCGAGGTTTCGCCGGAAGTATTCGAGGAGCACGGTCGATGCAAGGAGTGGAGTCAGCTTTTTTGCCAGAGCTTCGATACGAGCGGCTCGATGGCGGAAATACAAAAACACGACTCGACTATCCTCGTGCCGCACGCATCCGTTGTCGCGGCCGTCAAAATTAGTGATCGGAAGCGTCCAATGGGCTTTGCTCCAGCGGCCGATGAGGGCGACGAGGATCACCGCTGAATCTTCCGAGCCCTAGTCACCAACGGTCACGGATTGACGTCCGGGCCGGTTGCTGCGCGAGGTGTCGCATACTTGGATTTCCCCATTCTTGTGGAGGCGATCATGGAATTCGATTACAAGCAGTTCCACATCGACGCGTCCTGTCTTGAAGAAGGCGGACGCTATTACGCCCGCGCAAAGATTTTCCAGTCCGCCACCGAGGACGGAGATGCCCGCGAGGTGAAATGGTCGGGCGACATCGGCGACTACCCAGACGATCGAGATGCTGTCGAGGCGGCGCAGCGATGGGCAATGCAGTGGTGCGACGAGAACGATAAGTAAGTGCGCCACGCGTTCGGTTATGTGTTGCGTCATGCTGTTTCGGTCGCCGGCTCGGTCCACTCGATGAGAGGCTGGTTGCCGCGAACATAGAGCGGGTGGCGCGGGGCGCCGCTCTTCGTCGTGCCGAGGCATGCCAGTGTTGCGCCGGCGTCGCGCAGAAGCCGGACGACGGCGGCCACGCGGTCGGCTCGGGCCTTCGCGCCCCAAGCACAGACGACACGCCCATGTGTTACCGCGAGCTCATACAAGTGGTCGTCATTCTTCGGGCCGATAGGGTCGGCGTGGATCCAAAGCCCCGCTGGATCTGTGCAGCGCAGGGCATAGAGGTTCGCAACCGTGATGCCGTTCATGCCCCATGCGGCGGCGAACGATCTGCAACGACGAATCGTCGGGTCGTCGAGCGTTGCGTCGGCGGTGCTTGGATTCAGCATTAGGAACATAGCGGACGGTCCGCCGGCAGTCATCAATCCGCCAGGGCGCGACAGTGAGTAGCGGTATTGACCGCAGAGGCTGAGGATTGCGTTCATGCTAGGATTTCTCCGGTTCCACTACGGAGGTCGCGATGGACTTTGAACACACGCGCAGTTCCGGAAGGCGACTTACGTATCAAATAACAATCAACGTAAAACCGGAAGGCGTAGGAATTTTTTTCTACGATGCGATCATCAGTCGGGATGGCCACCCCAGGGGCCTGAGCTTTTCGGGTAAAGCCCTGCGCGCAACTGATGCGAATAAGGCTGCGGCGGAAGCTCGCCAGCAGGTCACGCAATACATAGAAGCCTTTAGCCCGGACGACGAATAGCACGGACCAAACAACCGAGCAGGGGCGTAGATTCGCGGCGCCGCTGAAGAGGATCGGTCTTTCCGTCATGCTAGGATTTCCTCTACAACAGAGGAGATGCCATGACGGTCCACGCCATTACCGCAGTTCAACTGGACGCAGGCTCGCAACGGGTGACGCATGTGCTTTGGGGGCAGGTGTCCGTGAGTGGTGAACAATTTGAAGTCTCGCCGCATGTAGCGCCTGTAATTGAGGTCGTGGACGCGCTGAGACGAGGAGACACGGTAGTAACGATCTTTCCGGTTGATGGTCAGCGTGTGGCAGGCCCGGAGGTTCGATCCGTCGAGTCTGAGGACGGGCAGATCGGCATAGAAGCCGTACCGGATCCAAACCCGGGGCGGACACTCGCGGATCTCCCTCGCGTTCATTATGAATAGAGTGCCCATTCCGCACCTTCCTTCATTGCGCTGATTCATCGCATCACCCTAAAGTTTTTGTAGGGCCCGCCGAAAACCCGGGCATGAACCAAGAACAAAACGCCAAACTCGCCCAAGAAGCCCTTGATGCGTCGTCCACCGCGATCGATGCGTACTGCAAGGCCAACAACATCGACGTCATGGACCTGACCGACGCGCAGATCGATTCCTTCATGAACACTGCGCTGAACGAAGTATTTTCGCCGCATACCAAGATGAACGAGATCTGGAAGGGCGCGACGCACAGGACGCTTGGCGAACTCACGCGTCGCGAAGACTGATCTCTTACGCGGCGACACCCGCCATCTCCCTTTCATGAGCAAAGTTCGCGACGATCAGTGCCATGGCGACGTCCGGGCATACGCTGTTGCCGATCATTCGAACCTGCGATGACTTCGACAGCGGCTTACCGTTGAATAGCGGGTCGAGCACGTAGCTGTCCGGGAACCCCTGCGCACGCGCCAACTCGCGCGGCGTCAGCATGCGCATGCCGATGTCGACGATCGCGTAGTCCTCGCCGTGGATCGTGACCAGGCCGAAGCGGTCGTGCGTCGGGATCGTGTGCAGTGGGTCGCGCAGGTCGACGCCGTCCTTGTCGTTTCCGTAGTACTTGATCAGGAAGGCGCGCACCTCACCGACGTGGCCGCCGCCGGCGGTAAGCGTCGGCATAGGCTCGTGGACGTCCTGGCCGTACTGGTTATTGCGCAGCTTCACAAGGTTCGACGTGACGAGCGCGTGATGGTCGGTCGCGGTGACAGTGCTGGTCGGATCGTCTAGCGACGCGCCTGGCGTCTCATGGCCGCCGTAATGCTTCGCGAGGAAAGCTGATACCAGCGCGTGTTTGATGCCGCCAGCGACGGCAGTCCCGAGCGGCTTTTCGAGCCCGGGAGCGCGCGGAGCCTGTCCTTCACGCTCGCCGTAGCCGGTCTGGATCAGCGTCGCCGATACGAGCGCTTGCTCGCCGCGGTGCGCGCCCGTGACGGTCGCGATCGGCGCATCGGCGGTCGCCGTCCGGTCGGACCCTTGGTGCGTGACGTGGATCAAGGTCGGAGCAACGACCGCAAGGCTACCGCCCTTCGGGTGCGACGTAACAGTGCGCAGCGGTTCTGTGCTTGCGTGGACTGGCGTGCTGCCGTTGTAGTGTGCGATCGGCACAATGAATGGATCGTCCGAGTTCACGACGAATTTCATAATGCCCTTCGCGATCCGGCGCATGGTGGCGTCGGCGAGCGGGCGCTCGCGCTCGAAGATCGACGGGCAGGGCACAGACCAGTCGATGCACTCGGCGGCCGTGCGCCATGGTTGCAGGCGGCCGGACTTCACCGCGTCGCTGTTCGGGTCACCGTGCGTTTGTGCAGGCCATACGATCGGCAGGTGATCGCGCCGCGCGACGAGAAACAGGCGCTTGCGGATCGTCGGCGCACCGAAGTCGCACGCGCGCAGCTCGCGCCAGTCGACGACGTATCCGTGCCGCTTGAGGGCGTTCACGAACGAGCGGAACGTGCGGCCTTTGTTCTTCGGGCACGGCTTGCCGTCGGCAGCGAGCGGGCCCCACGTCTTAAACTCCTCAACGTTTTCGAGCATGATCACGCGGGGCTTGACCTTCGCCGCCCAGCGCAGCGCGATCCACGCCAGGCCGCGAATCTTCTTCGACACCGGCTTGCCGCCCTTTGCCTTGCTGAAGTGTTTGCAGTCAGGCGAGAGCCAGACGAGCGCCACCGGCTGGTTTCCCGTGATCGTTTCCGGATCGACGTCGAACACGCTCTCGCAGTAGTGCGCGGTGTGCGGATGGTTCGCCGTGTGCATCGCGATCGCTTCGACGTCGTGGTTGATTGCCACGTCGACCGCGCGGCCGAACGCGCGCTCGAGTCCGGTGCTGGCTCCGCCGCCGCCGGCGAAGTTGTCGACGATCAGCTCGGCGCCGAGATCCAACGGGAGGGACATCAGGTCACGTTTCATTGTTCTTCAATTCGGTTGGTTCGTGTGCGGCGCGGTGCGCTGGCGGTTAGGCGTCGAAGGGAACCCAGGTGAGCTGAGGCTGCCCCGTCGTCTTGCTGATGACCGGGTTCCCCTTCGCGTCGATCTTTTCGCCGATGCGCATAACCTTCATGTTTGTGATGGCGTCGGCGTAGGTCTTCTCGGCGAGCGAGCAGAACTCTTTCGCGAACTGGGGGGCATCGAACTCGGGGCTGACGCGCACCGGCTTCATGCGACCGAAGATGTTCGTGGCCTCTAGCGCGACGCGCTCTCGCCACTCCGACTCAGTGAGTGGTCGCTTAGCCTCCTTGTCGTAGGTCGACACCTTCTTCTCGGCGCGAACCTTGGCAACGTCGAGCGACGCGGCAAACACGCAAAATCCACCCATCACAAACTCCTTTTCTGTTCGGTTATTCGGGGGGGGGGGCGCGGGTAGGGCGCCGGTCAATTGAAAGCCCAAGACAAAGCAAACACCGCTGCGATTACAGCAAGCACGATGTCGGAGCTGGTCACGCGGGTTGCGTCGATGCTTTGCGATAGTCCGCGATCACTTCGCCGCGCTCGTTGAAGTAGCGCGTCTCCCATGTCGGGTGACAGTTGTATTTGCCTTTCCCCTTCTTCACCTGGTTCGCGAACACGACCGCAAGATTCCCGCTCCCGCTAGTCATGCCGGCGATGGTGCCGATTTCGCCAGCTACCTCGACCATCATTCCGATGCGCGCAAAGTCGATCCCGCGGATGCGCTTCATGTCCTCAATGAACTGCTCATCCTTCGTGGGCCTCTTCGGCGTGTCATCCTGATTCTGTGAACCCGAACGTCGCGCGCCGCGATATAACGGGCGAGGGGGAAACTCGGGCTGCTCGATCACGTTTGCCAGCAGAACCTTCCAGTTATCCGCATTGCTCCGCACGCACGGACCAGTGTTGTTGTCGATGTATCCAGGGACCGGGTCCTCTCCGAGCGCGTCCACAGCGCTTGCTAGAACTGCAATCGCGTCGCAGCCCGTGTTGTAGTAGCCAAGGTGTGCGCGGATTTCGCTTTCGTCGTAGAGTCCGGACCACGGAAGCGGGCAGGAGTAGCCCTTCGCATCCGGACGCCAAAAGATCACGTGCGGTTCGTCCCGCTTCGACCACTTCACACTAACGACATAAAACTTGCGCTCGGTCATGCTGTTCTCCGAATAAGTGCCGGATATAAGCGCCGGCCCGCTCTCCGCGGTTACTGCAAATTCTTCGATGCGATCCAGTCGGCGACGCGCTTGCGCTTCTCCGCCGTCTCGCGCAGCTCACGCTCTCGAATGGCGCCACCGCGCACGAAGCAGCACAGGCAGAAAACGCCGATCACCCAGATAACGCCAATGAGGAGTGCTACTTGGTTCGTGGTCACGGTGAGCCTTTGCGGGAAGCGGTTACGTCAGATGCAGCGGACGTGCGAACAGCGTTCCATCTGTGCTGCTCTGTACGACGTCTCGGAATCGATCGCCAGGAATGCGGAGGCGACGATCAGGCTGATACCCCAGATTTGCCAGAGTTTCATCACAGCGCTCCTGCGGGGATTGCGACACACAGAAACCAGACGCAAGCGATAGCGAAACCGGTGGCGCCGACAACGCCGGCCGCCTTGATGATCGTGTAGGCGTCGTCCAGGCGCTCGACGTCGGCGAGCAGGGCGTTATCGTTGAGCGCGCGGTGCATGACCACTCCATCCAAAAAGAAACCAGTCGAGAATCATGTACAGCCCAAGTCCAACGGCGAGAATCAGCATGGCAAGGCTCCTATTGAAGACAGATCGACGTGAAGTCGACGGTCCGGCGAATCACGTAGTGACGTTCCGCAGGAGAGAGCCAAGGATCGAGGCAGACAACCTCGGGTATCCGCCCGCCATCAGGACAATCGTGGTGCTCATCTCGATCTCCGCCTCCGTTACCCGGTTGCGCGGCGCTGAGCACAAAGCACTCGTTGGAATGCTCTCCACTCAGCGCCCCTGTTTTTCCGGAACTGCGCTTCGTTCAGCGCACAAACGAAGATTAGGCTATGCCTAGTGGCGTGTCAAGGCATAGCCTAAGAAATTTAATCGAGCGAGCGCAGAACAAGGCGTGGTCAATGCTTAGGGGGTGCTTGGAGAAATGAAAAGCCCGCTCGCGTTGGCATGCGGTTCGCTACACTGATGGCATTTGATCAGCCGCCGTAGGAGGCGTCATGACCAAGGATCACATGCTTGAAATTTTCCGGCGATTTCACGCATAGGGAGGCCCGTGGCGCGCCCCGAGGAGGCCTGGGATAAATTGGCGGGATGGATTGCCGAGTGATGGGGCAACTCGACGGGATCTTGCCCTCCTGCTGTCAGCCGGCGCCACGCTATACGGCGAGAGCGTCGGACGGTGCCATGAAAGGGCAGTGGCTAACGGGCGGTAGAGGGTCCTGCGGGCGGAAACGAAAAGCCCCGCTCAGGCGGGGCTCTGAAAGTCGGCACCGATTGCGATCAGTGGCAGCGCTTCTCCCAATGATGATGAACCTTCACCTTGTGACACACGGCGTGATGGTGTTCGTATGCGAAGGCGGGCGTGACGGAAAGGAGCGCGACCGCAGAGGCAGCGATGGCGAGAACAACTTTTTTCATGGATCTGAGACTTGAATTGAGGGGGAGTGCAGATCCTATCAGCGCCAGATTACGACGCCCTGAATGAAAAGCCCCGCTTGGGGCGGGGCTCGGTCGCACAGGGTGGAATGCCTCACTCAGGCGGCTTCGAGCCTGTGTCGAACTTTCCACTGAATTTCTGCTCGATCATCCACGCCGGCAACCATGTCGTTTGCCGCATTCATCAAGCGCCCCAAGTCGGCCTTCGGTACATCGTCGAGGCTGGATACAACGACCAGAGAGTCGAATTTCTTTCCCACTGCACGTAGATGCTGGAGTGTAATGGTAGATAGTCGAGCCTTATTCGAACTGTCGACGCCGAAAACCAAGAAATCCCGATCCTGCGGCAGGGCGATACGATAATCGACGATGTACGAAGACGCGCTGGGCAAGTCCTTGTAGATGAAGTCGCGCTCGATCGCACGACCGCCAGACGCATCTCGAAGAATTGCCGCTAGATCATCGAGAAACGTGTCAGCCACTCTCCGCCGGTTCCACTGGGGCAGGTCAAGGACGCGAGCCACCGCTTGCGCCGTGTTGAAGAGCCCCTCGGCAAATTTCGTAGAAGGAACGTCTGCATACAATGCCCCGTCCTCAGACTGAGACACGCCACAATCGCTCAAAATTTGCTCATAGATCTTGCCCCTGGCGCTCCGCTCGAGATCTGAGAGATCCATTTCATAGGAAAGACGCATACGCGTCGAGCCGTGATCGGTGAGCCGGTAACCGCCGGAGTTCGAGAGAGCATAAAGTGTGATGTGGTCTCCATCTCGTCCGACCATAGGAAGCGCTAGCCTCAGCCCGTTAGAGGTCTGTTGCTTCTGTATGCCAGCGCATATTTGCGCGCACAGCACGTCGTCGAGGTTTCCAGCTAGATCAGACATCCTTGTCCGGGAAGGGCTTCTAGTTCGGAAATATTATAGTCTTCTATCATCGCTCGAAGGGCCCCTCCCAGCGTGACGTAGCGATCTGTCTCCACGGCGTACTTGTCGGGCTTGGACCCGAAACTCGCGTATCGCTCGGTCGTCACGTGAATATGGCACACGAACGAGAATTCCGAGCCCTCGATGGGATTCGAATGAGCGTGATCCGCGCCGTTATATCTTGCGAGTGGCACTGATGTTCCATCGCGAGCGAGCCAGACGATGCCGCAGGAGAAGTTATCGGACAGAACTGAGTTCTGGCGTTGGTAAAGTCGAAACAGGTTTCCGTCAGCGTCTTCTGCCTGCATCTCAGCTTGCCAGTGACTCTTGGCTTTGGTCGACTCCTTCCACCTCCCCGTCGGAGTTTTCCTGGTCGCCTTGAGATCTCTCAAGAGCTCGTCCGTTATATTTGCCATTGTTAAGCTAGCTGTGGTGATACGCCGATGATCAGTGCGGCCGCCGGGTAGAAGGCGGTAGGAGGCACGCGCGAACGCACAGGTAAGAGTCGCCGCTGGAACTTCGATTACCTCACGCTGCTGTTGTCGCTCGTCGCTATTGTGTGCATCAATGGCCCCCCGACCTCCACGGCGCCGACGGTGGCAAACAGAATCGCCGCGGCGATGCACAGGGCGATTCCTACGTCGAGGAGCCAGTCAAAAACGGTGTGCTCGTGCTTCTGTCGGGCGAGATAGCGGCGGTAAGCGACGAGTCCGCCCTTCCAGCCGTCTCGCGCGTGGTAGAGGCGCGGTGATCCAGTCAGGAGCTTCTTTCGTCGGAGCATGGTGAGAGCGCGTGACCGTTAAATCAGTCCGGCCGCCAGGCGGAAGGGCGGCAGATCGCACGCACAAAGTGCATTTTTTCGATCTGGTCGTCCGTGAACGACATTGCTGGATGCGAGTCATTGACGGAAATTAGATGCGTCCGCCCAGCGCGCTTGTACAGGAAGCGCTTTACCATGACGCGACCGTCGATTGCCTTAAGCAGGACATCGTCGCCTGCTTCGACCGGCTGATTGGGTTCGATGACAACAAACTCTCCATCCTGAATTCGGGGCCGCATCGAATCGCCCTCGCACTTCAGGGCGTACGCGTCAGGGTCTTTCGTCGGAAAGTCAACGTAACCGTCTCCGTGACCCACTGGATACTCGAGGTCGGCCCAATGCCCGTTATCGCCTAACTGTGCCATGCCTACCACGGGGATTGGTTTCCAGTTTGTTATTGGGATCGGCTCGTAGGGGTCGTTGTACCGGATCGCGGTCTTACGCGATCCTTTCCCGAGCATCAGCCATACCGAATTGACGCCGAACTCCTCCTGCAGGGCGACCGCGTGATCCACGCCTATTTGTTTGGTCTTCCCGGATAGCCAGCCGGCCACAACTTCGTCCGTGGTCTTGGCTGCGGCGGCAACTTTCGATATGTTGCCGCCCGCGTCGTCAATGACGGTCTTTATCCTATCAGCGAGGTTGCCATCACCCATCGTTGGAAAAGAGGGCGAATCCGCCCCTTCATCGCCGGTTATCCACCAGTCAGCCGAGTGCCCAAATTTTTCAACAAGTCCAGGAATGTGCTTTTTGGCGATCCGGCCATAGTTGACCCAGTCGTAAACGGACGGTGGCTTCACGCCGAACATTGCTGCAACGTCCGCGTGGCTGAGGTTTCGGCGTGTCATCTCCTCCCGGAGGCGGTCGCCAATATGTTTGGGCTCTTTAGGCATTGCCTGTATGTAACCCACAAGGTTATTTTCGGCAATGCCTTGACGACTAATTAGGCTTTGCCTAGAATGGAATTCATGAGCGATCCCATCACATCTTCCGTCCTCCGCGCATGTGCCATTGTCGGCAGCAAATCGGCTCTTGCGCGCGCCGTCGGGGTGAAGCCGCCCACCGTTCAACAATGGTGTACTGGGGAGAGGCCCGTCCCTCCGAACAAGTGCGTCGAGATCGAGCGGGTGACTGGCCGAAAAGTTTTGGCCGAGCATCTCTGCACCGATGTCGACTGGGGTTTTATTCGACGTACTGGCGAGATCGGTGCCTGACGGAGAAGCTTGCGGGGAGCGTTTCATACGAAGAATTCGTTTCTTTGTGAGCTTCATGTGGTTAAGGGGTCTAGCGACCCCTTAAATTTCCGCTCGATTGATGCAGTAATCCAAGCCGTAACTCGATTGAATTTTTCTAACTGGAAGGGACTGATGCAGATACAACAAACGCCGCACAAGGCCGCTGCTCAAGCACTCCAGCGAGACAGCGCTTCGTCGCAACCGCGTTTCTTGCCGGATGATGAGATCGCGCGCTGCGCATCTTTTCGCGATGCCGTTTGGCTTGCCTGGGAACACCGGGCAATCAAGGGCATGACGAAAAGGACGCTGGCGGAGCTGTGCGGGCTGTATGCGCCGCACGTGACGAATTTCATTAACCCACAAGCATTCGACCCGAAAGGGAAGAAGCGGGCGGATTTGCCGGCCGAGAAGGTCGACGAATTCGAGCGTGTAGTCGGCAACAGAGCCGTAAGTCAGTGGTTGGCTGACCGGGCCGAGTTGACCATTTTGGAGAGGATGATCGCCAACAAGAGGTGACATGTCCGACGAGGAAGCACTAGCAAAAATAGATGGGGCCATCGAAAAAGCAAGAAATCGAGTAGGCAACGATCAAAACGCAATAAGGGAGGACCTCAAGCAGCAACGAGCGACCGACCCGACCTTGTTCGAAGCATTCAAACAGATCGGGCAGTTGATGCAGCAGACGGAGCAGGGGCATTAAACACAGCGCCGGCAGGACATGCCGGCGCACAGCGATTGGGAAGAAGTTGATACACAAGCGGCTTGCAAAGACAGGCCCCTTATGTTTCCGCTTAGTACTACTACCGGAACATCGGCAGGAGATCCCAGTGAATGAAATCGTAAAGGTTGGCGTAACGACGATGTCCAGCCGCGAAATTGCGGATCTGGTCGAAAAGCGTCACGACAATGTGAAGCGAGCGATAGATGCGCTTGCGGCGCGCGGCGCCATAGGTTTTCCTCAAACTGAGGAAATCCCCACGGCCACGAAGCCGGTGCTCGAATACCGCGTCGGAAAGCGCGACAGCTATGTGATCGTGGCGCAACTCTCGCCTGAGTTCACCGCACGGTTGGTCGACCGGTGGCAGGAACTCGAGGCGGTTGCCGCGTCGCCAGCGTTTGCTCTTCCGAAGACGATGTCGGAAGCGCTTCGCCTCGCCGCCGATCTCGCCGATGAGAATGTCGCGCTCAAATCGGATCTCGCCGTCGCCGGGCCCAAGGTGGAGGCGCTCGACCGCATTGCTGTGGCCGACGGCTCCATGTGCATCACCGATGCCGCAAAGACCCTGCAAACCCAGCCGAAGCAGCTTTTCGGCTGGATGAGCTCGAATCAATGGATCTATCGCCGGCCTGGCTCGGCAGAGTGGACCGCCTATCAGGACAAGCTGCAGCGCGGCGTCCTCGAACACAAGGTCAACACCGTCCACCGCGGCGACGGCTCCGAAAAGATCACGACGCGCGTGCTCGTGACCTCGAAGGGCCTGGCTGCGCTGGCGCAAAAAATGGGACGTGCGGCATGAGCCATCACCTAGTCAATCTCGCGTGGGAGACGGATCTCCCGCACAGTCAGAAGGTCGTTCTTCTCGCGCTCTCTCACCTCGCCGTTCAATCGACCGGCATGTGCAGCCCGTCTGTGCGCTTGCTGTCGCATATGTGTGGCTTGTCTCACTCCGGCGCGCGCTCTAACCTGAAACTGCTCGCCGCGAAAGGCTTGGTCGATCTCATTCCGCTGGATGGCGAGAACGGCTATCGCGTGAAGGTCGGAGGTAAGGCGTGAGCGTGAAGCTGATGACCGCCGTATTTGACCGCTATCCCGAGGGCGGTGGAGAGATGCTCGTCGCCCTGAAGCTCGCTGACCATGCCGACGACGACGGCACCCACATCTATCCGTCGATCAAGTACATCGCCGAGAAGACGCGCCAATCGGCGCGCGCTGTCCAGTATCAGATTCGTCGCATGGAACAGTCCGGCTTTCTGCAACTGGTGGCAAATGCCGGCGGCGGTCGCGGCCGCGCTCGCGAGTATCGAATCAATCCGCACTGGATAAACGGCGCAGAACTTGCACCCATTTCCGCTGGTGTAAAGGGCGCAAAAACTGCATCCAATGAAAAGGGTGCAAGCGGAGACGAAAAGGGCGCAACTGGCGACACAAAGGGTGCAAAGGAGAGCACTAAAGGGTGCAAAGCTTTTGCACCCGAATCATCAGGAACCACCACTGAATCGTCAGAGAACCACCAAGCGCGGCCTGCGCCGCGAATTGCGTTGCATGTCGAACTCCTGAATCTCGAACTGCCGGACTGGTTGCCGTTCGACGTTTGGGACGCATGGTGCGAGCACCGGGAGGCGAAGCACAAGGACGGCGTGCCCTGGACGCGTCCCGCGGCGAAAGTTTCGGTGAAGAAGCTCAAGAAGCTGCTCGAGGCCGGCCAGAGCCCGGAAGTGACGGTCGACGAGGCGGTGCTGCGCGGATGGACGGGCTTGTTCCCGGTGAAGGCGGACGCGGCCGTTGGGTCGACAGCAGCGGCTCTGCCGGACAACTGGTGGAAGACCGAGAGCGGAATCGTGCAGCGCGGGCAGCAGCTCGGCATCGAGCGCAGGCCGAACCAGTTGCTCGAGCAGTTCAAGGCGAAGGTGTTCAAGGCAGCCGGCCCGGGCGAATGGATGGAGGAAATGCTCCGCACCGTTGCCCGCGAGAGCGAGGATCGATACGAGGCCCTGTACGCCTACTTCAATGACATCCCGAAAGAACAGCGCCTGGCGGAGGCCGCATGACGAAGCGAGCCACCTCCCTGCGCTTCGCCGAGGGTACGCAGGTCGTCGGTACGGCCCGCATTCACGAAGACCGCACGGTCGGCCGCAGCTTCGCCGAGCGCGAGATCCTGCGGCGCACCGGCCAGCAGCCATCGAGCGAGTTCGACGACATCGCCGCCGGCGTGCGCACGGTCGTGTCGCTTGCGCCGCGTCCTCAGTCGCCGGTCCCGAAGAAATCTCCGAAGTCGAAGTACAGCAACACAAAGTGCGAAAGCGGCGGTATCAAGTTCGACAGCAAACGGGAAATGAGGCGATGGCACGAACTCGTGCAATTGCAGGCGTGTGGCGAAATCTTCGATCTCGAGTTGCAGGTGCCGCACGTTCTCGCGCCGGCGGTGGTTCTCGATGGACGCAAGAAGCCGGCTCTCAGATACGTCGCCGACTTCGTCTATGAGACGAAGGACGGCCGGACGGTCACCGAAGACGTGAAAGGGCGGGTCACCGAGGGAAACAGGATCAAGCGCCATTTGATGAAGGCGCTGCTGGGAATTGACATCGTGGAGATCAAGTAAATGGGCGGGCGTAGATGGAGCAAGGAAGAGGACGCCGTCCTCGCGGCGATTGCTAAGTCCGGTGAGACGCTCCTCGCCAGCATGGACAAGGTCCCGAATCGCACGTACTTCGCGGCGCGAAACCGCGGTGAGGCGATCGGTCTTCAGTTTTCGTCTGCGCGCGCGTGGACCGATGAAGAGAGGGCGATCCTCGTGCGCATCTGGGCCGGCACGGTGTCTATCAAGGTCGCCATCAAGGATCTTCCAGGCCGCTCGTATTTGAGCGCAAAGGGCGAGGCGCAGCGCTTGGGGCTCGGGGGAGTCAAGGGGAGGAAGGGCCGAACCGGCTATTCATGGGTAGAAGTCGCCGTCCGGAACGTTCTCACGAACAGCGAACACCCAATGACGATCGCGGAGATCACGGTAGCAACCGGGGCCTCTACGCACGCTGTGGACAGCGTACTCAGGAAAGGACGAGGCGAGAAGTTCCGCGTTGAGACGTGGATCCGGAAATCAACGTTCGGCGACCTTGCCGCGAAATGGACAGTCGGCGCTGGGCGGGATGCGCCGCGTCCGCCGGCCCAAACGGCTAGTCAAGCAGCGCGCAAGTGGCGCGCGCGCCAAAGGATCAAGAGCAACAAGATCGATCCGTTCGCGTCGCTCGCGATGCAGGTGGCCGCATGAAGCGCTCGGCCCCGATGAAGCGCACCGGCTTCCAGCGCAAGCCCGGCTCGCCCTTCAGCAGCTTCGCGAGCCCGAAGGCGCGCATGCAGCGCACGAAACTGAAGGCGCGCATCAAGAAGCCGACCGTCGCCGAAGGCTCGAAGTATCTGGCGGCCTGCCGCGACGAGCCGTGCTACCTCCGCGTGTTCGAGGTCTGCTGCGGCCGGTGGGACACGGTGGTGCCGTGCCATAGCAACGAGTCAGAGCACGGCAAGGGCATGGGTCTGAAGGCGGACAACCGCTTCACGGTGCCCGGCTGCATGACGTGTCATCGATGGCTCGACCAGTCCGGCGCGCCGCGCGACCTGAAGTTCGGGACGTTCCGGTCGGCATACGCACGTTGGGAGCCGGTAAGGGCGCGAAAGATGGGATTGAAAGAGGTAATCACTGATGAAGCTTGAAGTGCGCGCGGCAATGCCGAATTCCGTTGTCGAGATGAGCAAAGGTCGCTGGCGGAAGCGCTGGATCCGCGACGAGTACGTGTCGTTCCAGATTACGCCGGTGCGCCTGATCGGGCCGGAGCGATCGACGGGCAGGGGCTACGTGATCACGGCCGAGGCGCCGCTGCCAGAGAAATACGAGCGCTACGCAGGCAACTTCGTGCGCCTTCCGAATGGGAACCACCTATTCACAGTGTACGTGAACCACAACGCAAAAACTTTGGCGCCGTTCCTCGCGAGCGGCTTGGACGAAATGGACGTGAGGGAGGTTGGACCGTGAATGTGAAGCCGGGGGATTTGGCATACATCGTCGGAGCGAGCAAATTGGCCGGTAGGATCGTCGAGGTGATTTCTCGTGCTCCCATTGGTGTTGATTTCGCGCTGCCAGACGGATACACACAGAGCGCGCAGCGTTACGAATGGGTCATCCACTTTGTTGGCGCGCCAGTCGAGGCCCCGACTGGGGTTGGAAGCAGGATGACGAATTACGGCTGCGCACCGGATTCTAAGCTGCGGCCGATCAGCGGCGTTCCACTAAACGACGAAACGCCCATCGAAACCAACATCCCCGAGGCAATGAAGCTTGCTCTCGGTATCGAGATGAGGGCATGGGCATGAGCGACCTGATCGGCGTCACGCCGCAAGAGGTCGCCGGCAAGGCATGCGACCTGAACATCTCAGGCCGCGTCGAGAGCCTCGTCGCCCTGGCGCTGTGGGCGCAGTCACAGATCGCGAGCGCCGCCGGCGTGCCTGTCGAGATGAAGGCGCCGGCGTTCGAGGTGGCTGAGTGTGAGTGCCGAAAGTGCCTGGAAGGCAAGACGGTAAAGATCGGCGGGCACGATTGGCCGATCCTCGCGAGCCGTATGGTCGTATGCGCTACTTGCGGGAACAAGCGATGCCCGAAAGCAAACGACCATCGGAACGAATGCACGCGCAGCAATGAGCCGGGCCAGTCGGGGAGCGCGTACGCATGACCGCCCGCGCCTACATCGAGACCACCGACATTCCGCGCCCGCTGCTCGACACAGCGGCGCGGCGCGTCGACGGTAGCCAGCAGCTCGTCGCCTTCATCGGATGCCCGATCACCGGCGTCGAGGCAGACGGCGAAGTCGGGTTTCCGTTCCCCCGCACGCCGGAGATCCGCGAATCGCTGGTCAACTGGTTCTGCCATTGGGGCCTCTCCTTCCGGGTGGAGATGTGAGACGTTGCTATGAATACGAATCGGAGGATCAATGACGTTTGAAACGATCGAAGCGCGATTCGATAATTGGGGCTTCACAGTTCGCCTGCCGAAGTTCCAGACTGGCGTGTGTGCCCAGTGGGCCAGACTTTACGTCGCGCTGCGTGATGCGGAAAAAGACGCGCCCGCCGCGGTGACGCCGGTTGAAAAGGATGGCTGGCTGGTCGAGGCCGCATGGTCGGCCATGCCGAATCACGTGCACAAGTGGGTTCTCAAGTACACGTACGTGTGGCGCATGTCACCGGAACAGGTGCAGACGCGGTTGCGCAAGCAGCACAAGGCCGTGCTGCGTGGGAGAAACTTTGATCTAGTCCTCGCGGAGGCCGAGCGTTCACTAAACCAAAGCATTTCCCGCCTCAAGACAGATGCTTTCATGAAAAATATGGGGAAGGCCGGTTGTAAACTCGAAACATTCGTCCTATAATCGCGCCAAGAAGACCGAATCCGCCTAGCGCGTGAGCTTTCGCTTCCCTACTGGGAGGCGGAGGCGTCGCTAGAGAAAGCCCGCCATTGAGCGGGCTTTTGTCATTTACAGCTTGCGAGGTGAGTCATGAAGCGATGAGTAGGGCTTCCGCCACTTAAGCGCTCGACCGAGCACGGCGAATACGAACGATCAGAGATCAAGACTACGGCTCTGTTTGGGCCACAGCGTCGCCTATCAGTGTTTGGGACTGGCTCCGAGCCAGCGCACATGGCGCGCGCACAATGGGACGCCCAACGCCACCCAGCGCCATACCGGCCGGATGAGATGTTGGTTGATGCCGCGGGCGATCTCTTCACGCGTTTCGAATTTGCGCCGCGACCCATGAAGCTTCGATATTTCTCGCGCTGCTGGTGGTGCACGCGAGAACTGCAGAAGGGCCAGCGCTGCTGCGAACCGCGCGAGAAGAATTTCTGACAGAGCATTCCATGTCTGACGCCGCACCCAGCCGCACCGAACCTGTTCAACCAGCGGAGAACCCCGCGCACGGCGCGATTCACCAGCTGGTCAATGGGGTAGAAGAAGCGCTTCTGCGCATCCGCAACCTCGACAGGGCGCTGATCACATCCCTCGTTGCCAAGCTCGACGAGATTCGCTCGCGCGTACCGAATATCTGACCGCTTTCCCGTGTCTCCTCCAGCCCGATGAGGGCCTTTCGAACGCCCCGGCTAACCCCGGGGCGTTTCTTTTTCGAGGTCCTGTTATGCCCGGCGATCAAACCAGCACCAGCGACACCCCGACAACAACCGGCGAACCGACCGCGCTGTCCGGCGATGCGCCTGTCAATGACGCACCCGAGGCGCTCCTCGTGGCTGATGCCAGCGCCGCCGATGATGCAGTCGTCGAGCATCCGATGACGATCATCGGCGAGATCGAGGATCTGCTCCGATTGGTCGGCAACGCCGCGGTCCATGAATATCAGCGCATCATTCAGCGCCTCGCGGATCTGAAGAACCATCCGGCGGTGAAAGACGCGAGCGAGTAATGTCGAGCCCGATTCGCATCAGCGTGCAGGCTGACATCGCCGCGCTGACGCGAAAGTTCAACGACTTCGAGCGGAAGCAACTGCCATTCGCGTCCGCTCAGGCGCTGACGGCCGTGGCAAAGCGTGTGCAGGCCGCCGAGAAGGCGGCGATGCCTCAGGTATTCGACCGGCCAACGCCGTTTACGGTGAACTCGATTGGGATGCGAGCGTCGCGCAAGAACACGCAAGAGGCCTTGGTGTTCGTGAAGGACATCGCTGCTGCCTACCTCGATCCGTACGAGGTGGGCGGCACGCACAAGCTGATCGGGTCGGGCAAGACCTGGCTGAACCCGAAGGACATGGCGTTGCTCAACCAGTATGGGAACTTCAGCAGGGCGGCATTGAAGCGCCTTGAGGGACGCCCCGACATCTTCATCGGCTCGATCAAGACGAAGAGCGGCGAGTCGATCGGCGGTGTTTGGCAGCGACCGACCGACGTCAAGGCGGTGAAGCGCAGCGGGAAGCGCGGCGTTGCGTTGCGCGGTGCGAACAAGACGGGGCAGCTCAAGTTGTTGATTCGCTTCGGCGACGCGCGACCCGTGCGCCAGCACCTCGACTTCGGCAAGCGCGCTCGCGAGGTTGTGGCGGCGACGTATCAGGCGGAGTTCACGGCGGCGATGGCGAAGGCTCTCGCGACCGCACGGGCGTGAGGGGTGGTTGTAAAAAGTGCGCGCCGGGATGGTTTGGGCGGGCGGTCCGGCCATCCGGCAGGTACGGTTTACAACGGGTCCCGCCCGCCCTTCTTGCATCGGGGGCACTGCGCACGCGCGACCTTTCCGTAGGTATAAAAGTTTGAAATTTGGGTAACAGGTAACAGCGGCGCCCCATGAAACAGAGCGAGTTCGCAGCCCTCCACGACGTCAGCCGGAAAACGGTCACGAAGTGGAAGGAGCGCGGCTGGCTTGTGTTTGCGGGCGACGAGGTCGATGTCGACGCGTCCAACGCGCTGCTGAAAAAGTACCGCCGCGACGGCATCCCGGCTGTTACCCAACCTGTTACCCAAGCGCCCAAGGGTAACAAGCGCAAAACTGTTACCCAAGCGGCGAGTGAGGTAACGCTTCGACCCGGCGAGAGCGCCGAGGAGGCGGCCGACAAGATCCTCACCGGCGCGGTCGAGCTGCTCGACTTCGATGCCGCGCGGTGTTTCAAAGAGAACTATCTCGGGCTGAAAGCTCAGCTCGAATATGACCGCGACTCGGGGCTGGTCGTTGACGTCACTGAGGTGGCGAAGGCGGTGGGCGCCGAGTACGCCAAGGTCAGAACCCGCCTGCTGTCGATTCCCGCGGAACAGGCTCCGCGCCTCCACAGATGTAAGACGCCTGCCGAATTGCAGGACGTGCTGCAGGAGATCATCACAGAAGCACTCGAAGAGCTAACCCGTGACGGAGCTGGCAACCCAAAATAACGCGCGCCGCTATGCCCGCGGGCATGATGCGCTGCAGGCGGGTCTACTCGCCGCGCGTCGGGAAAACCTTCTTCCGCCGCCCAAGCTCACGTTGAGCGAGTGGGCGGAGCGATACGCCGTGCTGTCGCGCGAGACGAGTGCTCAGACCGGCCGCTTTCGGGCGTTTGGATACCAGCGGGGCATGCTGGATGCGGTAACCGACCCCAGCGTCGAGAAGATCAGCGTCATGAAGTCGGCTCGGGTCGGCTATACGAAGCTGATGGACCACGCGGTCGGATACTTCATCCACCAGGATCCGTCGCCGATTCTCGCCGTGCAGCCTCGCGTCGAGGACGCGGAGAGCTATTCGAAAACGGAAATCGCGCCGATGCTGCGCGACACACCGGTGCTCGCGGCGATCGCCGGTGACCAGAAGGCTAAGAACAGCGATCAGACGATCCTGGCGAAGACCTTCAAGAACGGGTCGAGCCTGACGCTGGTCGGTGCGAACAGCCCGGCCGGCTTCCGGCGGATCACGTCCCGCGTCGTCATGTTCGACGAGGTCGACGCCTACCCGGTGGATGGCGCCGGCAACGAAGGCGACCAGATCGCTCTGGGCACGAAGCGGTCGGAGACATTCTGGAATCGCAAGATCGTGCTCGGCTCGACGCCGACTGTGAAGGGGTACAGCCGGATCGAGAAAAGCTTCAACGAGAGTGACCAGCGTTATTACTTCGTGCGCTGCCCGCACTGCGGCCAGCACCAGGTGCTCGAATGGGGCGGTCCGGACACGCCGCACGGCATGAAGTGGGACAAGGACGAGGACGGGAACGGCATCCCGGAGAGCGTCTATTACGTCTGCCGGCACAACGGCTGCGTGATTCATGAAGTCGACAAGCCGGACATGATCGCCGACGGCGAGTGGCGAGCGACAAAGCCTTTCAATGGGCACGCGGGTTTCCACATATGGGCAGGCTACAGCCTGTTCCCGAACGCTTGTTGGTCCAACCTCGTCGCCGAATGGCTGCGCGTCAAGGACGATCCGCTCGCACGTCAGACCTTCATTAACCTGGTGCTAGGCGAGCCGTACGAGGATCGCGGCGACCGCGCGCTGAGCGAAGCCCGCCTAGCGGCGCGCACCGAGGTGTGGAACGCTGAAGTTCCGGATGGCGTCGGTCTGATCACGGTCGGTGGCGACGTTCAGGACGATCGCGTTGAGCTCGAAACGATCGGCTGGGGCCGCAATGAGGAAAGCTGGTCGATTGATCACGCGGTGTTCGAGGGTGACCCGGAAAGCAATGAATTGTGGGCACGCGTCGACGCGTACCTGAAGCGCGTCTGGCGCCGTGCCGATGGGCGCGGTTTCGAAGTATCGGCTGCATGTATCGACTCCGGCGGCCATCACACGCAGAAGGTGTACGAATTCGCGAAGGCGCGGCTCGGGCGCCGCGTCTGGGCGATCAAGGGCGAATCGGCGCGCGGTGGTGCGCGCTCGCCGGTGTGGCCCACGAAGCGCCCGTCGTCGCGAACGAAGTCGACGTTCCGCCCGATCATCATCGGCGTGAACGCGGCGAAAGACGTGATTCGCGACCGGTTGGCCCGAGAGCCGGAAGAGGACAGCGGGGTTGTTGCATATCCTGCCGGCTACATGCACTTCCCGAGCGATCGGGACATCAACTACTTCGCGCAGATGATTGCGGAGCGGTCGGTGACCAAGATCGCGAACGGTCAGAAGTTCCGTGTCTGGGAGTTGCCGCCCGGTCGCGCGAACGAGGCGCTCGACATTCGCGTGTACGGTTATACGGCGCTGTGTGGCCTGATGCATATGGGGCTGAAGCTGAATCGGCGCGTTGAAGCGGTGCAGGCCAATCCGGCAGACCTGGTTGCGCCCGAGCCCGTCGAGCCCACGGTTCAGGATCTTGACGTGGTGAGCGCGGCGCGCCCGGCGCGACCGGACGGCCCAATCATCAAACAGGCCCAGCCTGAAAAACGCTCGCGGCTGCGGCGGCTTGCCGGCTGAGGCACAGGAGAAAGAATTTGCGACGCTTCGATCCGAGCACCAGCTTGCTGGCAGGCATGGACACGGCCGTCCTTCAGCAGGCGCTGGCCGATGCCCAGAAGGCCTATCTCGCACTGTCGAGTGGGGCACAAGGAGAGTCCTACTCGTACACGCAGGGCGAGGGAACGCGGTCTGTCACGTATACGCGCGCGAATCTCGCCGAGCTGGCCGCGGCGATTCAGCTCATGCAGGCCCAACTCGGCATTGTTTGTGCGCCGCGCAGGGCAAACCGATTGACTTTCACACGGCGATAGACGCATGGAATCGAACGTACAGCTCCTTGGTCCGGACGGGAAGCCGCTGCCGGAGCGTAAGAGCCGTGCGCTCGCGCTGAATGGAAGCAGCGGGTATGGCGGCCGGAGCGCATTTGATGCGGCCGACATGGCCGGCCAGCATATGCGGGATTGGAACCCGGTGTTGTGGTCCCCTGACGGCGAGCTCAACCCGTATCGCGACCGCATCGTGTCGCGCGTGCGCGATCTCGTGCGCAATGACGGTTGGGCATCGGCGGCGGTCACGCGCACGCTCGACAATGTCATCGGCGCCGACTTTCGTCCGATCAGCAAACCGGACCACCGCGCGCTCGCAGCGATGACCGGAATCAAAGCTTTCGATCACGTGTGGGCGGATGAATTCGGCCGCGCGCTCGAGGCGGGCTGGCGCACGTGGGCGGAGGACCCGGCGCACTTCTGCGACGCGCAGCGCAAGCTGACCGTCCCGCAGATGATGCGATTGGCATTCCGTCACAAGATCGTCGACGGCGATGCGCTCGGCATTCTGCAGTGGATGCCCGAGCGCCTCCCGCGCGGCGCCCGATATGCGACTGTTCTGCAACTGATTGACCCGGACCGGCTGTCGAACCCGCAACAGAACTTCGACCGCCAGACGATGCGAGGCGGTGTCGAGGTCGACGAATACGGCGCGCCGCTGGCGTATCACATCCGCAAGGCTCACCAGGGCGACTGGTTCAGCGGCGGAAAGCAAGTCACGTGGGAGCGCATTGCGGCAGAAACCGATTGGGGGCGCCCGATTGTTGTGCACGACTATGACTTCGATCGGGCGAGCCAGCATCGCGGTGGCGCCGGCATCCTGACGCCTGTGTTGCAGCGGCTGAAGATGCTGATCAAGTATGACGGCACCGAGCTCGACGCTGCGATCATCAATGCGATCTTCGGTGCGTACGTGACCAGCCCGTTCGACAAGCAGCTTGTCACCGAGGCGCTCGGTGACGGCGAAGAGGCGGAGGCCTACAACGGCTATCAGGACGCGCGTGCGGATTTTCACGACAAGACGGATTTGCGGCTAGGTGGTGCGCGGCTGCCGATCCTCTTCCCGGGCGAGACGATCAACACGGTGTCTGCGACGCGGCCGGCGGGAAATTTTGCCGAGTTCGAGAACGCCATGCTGCGCAATGTCGCGGCGGGAACGGGCATGTCAGCGCAGCAGATCACGCAAAACTGGGCGGACGTCAACTACAGCTCCTACCGCGCTGCGGCGCTTGAGGCGTGGAAGACGTTCGACCGTCGCCGCAGCGATTTCGGTCGGGGGTTCGGACAGCCTATCCTGTGCGCGGTTGCCGAAGAGGCAATGGACCTCGGCGAGTTGCCGCTGCCTGCCGGTGCGCCTGAGTTCCTGGCCGCGCGCGCGGCGTACACCCGAGCGTGGTGGATCGGTCCGGGACGTGGCTACGTCGATCCGTTGAAGGAGCGGCAGGGCGCGGCGCTTGGCATCGAGTCCGGTCTTTCAACGCTCGAGGACGAGTCGGCGCAACTCTCGGGCAACGACTGGCGAGACAACGTCGACCAGCGTGCGGTCGAGGTCGCTTATTACCAGAAACGAGGCATTCCACTGCCCTCGACGCTTCAGGGCGTCGGGGCGGAGGAGGTCACCAAGGAACCTCAAGCGCAATGAACAACCTTCTCCCGCGTCTCGCGCAGAAGCTCTTCAACACGCCGGTGGCGATCCATCCGCGCAAGGCGGAGATCGTCGTCGCTGCACCATATGACCGACTCGGTGTCGGTCATATGGTGCGGCTCGACGGGGCCGCCGTCGTTCCGATGGCGTATGACGAGTGGGACCAGGGCGACGATTTCTCCTCGTCGGGAAAGAACCCGCGCGGCGGCTATGACAACGTCGGCGGCGTCGCGGTCATCGAGGTTCAGGGTACGCTTGTCCAGAAGCTCGGATGTCTGCGGCCCTATTCGGGCATGTCGGGTTACGACGGCATCCGCCAGAACCTGTTCATGGCGCTGTCCGACCCGGACGTGAAGGCGATCGCGCTCGACATCGATTCGCCGGGTGGCGAGGTGGCGGGCTGTTTCGATCTGGTCGACACGATCTACGGCCTGCGCGGGCAAAAGCCGATCTGGTCGATCCTGAATGAATCGGCCTACTCGGCGGGGTACGCGATCGCGAGTGCTGCTGACAGGATCATCGTGCCGCGCACCGGCGGCGTCGGCAGCATCGGCGTGATCTGTGCGCACGTCGACATGTCGCAAGCGCTCACGAGCGCAGGCGTCAAGGTGACGTTCATCACATACGGTGATCGGAAGGCCGACGGTCATTCGGAAATCGCGCTGTCGAAAGAGGCGCTCGCGCGCTTCCAGGCAGACATAGACACGATGGGCGAGCTGTTCGTTGAGACAGTCGCCCGCAATCGGAATATTGCGGCCGCCACGGTTCGCGATACGCAGGCCGCGACGTTCATGGGCACGCAGGGCGTTGCTCTCGGACTTGCGGACGAAGTGGCGGCGCCTGATGCCGCGTTTCGGGCTTTGATGGCCGAAATCACCAAAGCCTAAACCATCCTCAAAGGAAGCTACACATGAAGCTCTCGAAGCTCGCGAGCGCGATGCCGTTCGCTCATTACCTGGGCATGTCGGTCCCGGCCGCCGCGAACGCGGAAGACGACGAACGCAAGCAGCGCGACGACGAGTCCGATGAGGACTATGCCAAGCGCATGGAAGAGCAGGACAAGAAGGACGAAGAGGCGCGCCAAGCCGAGCAGGACGAGAAGGACAAGGAAGCTCGTCGCGCCGAGGAGGAGGACGACGATGCCGACGCCGAAGCGGACGACAAGGACGACAAGGAAGACGTCAAGCGTGCGGGCCGCGCGAAGGGCGCGCGGCAACGCGAGCGCGTGCGTTGTGCCGCGATCCTCGCCGAAGGCATCAAGCTCGGCGCGGTGAAGCAGGCGTGCGCCTTCGCCTTCGACACGAACATGACGGCGTCGCAAGCAATGCATGCGCTTGCGATGGGAGCGGCGGACCGGCCCGCGGGCGACGTGCCGGCGGCGCCGCGCGCTCGCAAGCCGTCGCTCGATGAGCGCATGGCGCATGCCCGTCCGGCAAATCCCGGCGCATCGGCGGAGGCAGCTGCACAGCCTTCGCTGGCTGACCAAATCCTCGCGGCCGGCAAGCGCCGCCGCGGCGAGATCTAAACCCTCCCCAATCTCGGAGAAACTCAGATGGCTTTGACTCCTGTTACGGTCGGGGAGAATCCCCAAGTTCCGTCGGCTTCCGCCCAAACCTTCGTCCCGGATCAGCTGATCGCGGGCCCGAAGCAGATCGTCACGCGCAACGTCACGATCACCGGTGGCCCGTTCGTTCGCGGCACCGTGCTCGGCAAGATCACGGCGAGCGGCAAATACACCATCGCGCTGTCGGCATCCGCCGACGGCAGCCAAACGCCGACCGCAGTTCTGGCGGACAACGCTGATGGAAGCGCGGCGGACGTGATCGCTGGTGTGATCCTCGAGGCCGAGCTGAACGTCAATGCGGTGACTCTCGGCGCGGGCATCACCGCGGCGGCCGCAACGGATGCTCTGCGCCCGCTCGGCATCCACCTCAAAACCTCGGTTTCGGCTGCCGACCCGAGCTAAATCAACACCTGAACTGATGCGAGCGCCCCGCCCTTGAGCGGGGCGTTTTCATTTGGGCTTACAAAACTCGGAGAGTGCAATGCCCGGAAATCTGATTTATGACACCAACACCCTCATCCAGGTGGTGCAGAACCTGAAGATGGCGCAGAGCTTCCTGCTCGATCGCTTCTTCCGCAACATGATCACCTCGGACACGGAGTTCGTCTCGATCGACGTCGACGTCGGCAAGCGCCGGATGTCGCCGTTCTGCTCGCCGCTGGTCGAGGGCAAGCTGGTCGAAAGCCGTCGCTACCAGACGAACACGTTCAAGCCGCCGTACATCAAGGACAAGCGTGCGCCGGATCTTCGCAAGCCGGTCCGCCGGATGATCGGCGAACGCATCGGCGGCGAGGTCACGCCGGTGGAACGTGAGCAAATGAACCTCGAGTTCGAGCTCAACGACCAGATCGACATGCTCACCCGTCGCCTCGAATGGATGGCGGCTCAGGCGCTGGTGACGGGCACCGTGACGGTGTCGGGTGAAGGCTTCCCGACCACGGTGATCGACTTCGGCCGCGATGGTTCGCTGACGATCGCGCTCGCGGGCGGTGCGCAGTGGACGGCAGCAAACATCACCGCCGGCACGGCGAACCCGACGGGCAACATCGAGACGTGGCAGCAGGCGGTCCTGAAGTCGTCCGGCGCCGTCGCGACCGACATCGTCTTCACGCCGAAAGCGTGGAACGGCTTCAAGCTGGATCCGGTGCTCAAGGGCGCAATCCTGTATCCGACGCTCGGCGAGAACGGCAACGTCGTGAACGTCGGCGCGCAGATCGACCGCGGCGGCGTCTACAAGGGCCGCTGGGGCCAGTACGACCTGTGGCTGTACAACGACTGGTATGTCGACGACAACAACGTCGAGCAGCCGATGCTGCCGGACGGTACCTTGCTGATGTCCGGTCCGAACCTCGACGGCACGCGCGCATTCGGTCAGATCATCGACCCGGCGTTCAGCTACGCGTCGATGCCCTTCGCGCCGAAGACCTGGTTGAAGGATGACCCGGCGCAGCGCTTCATCATGATGCAGTCGTCGCCGCTCGTCATCCCGAGCCGCGTCAATGCATCGCTCGCTGCCACCGTGGCGTGAGGTGATTGATGGCTAACGAAAAGATTGTTGAAGCCGTCGTCGCGCGAAATCGCACGATTCACGACCAGCCGAAGAAGGACGAGCCGCCCGTCATCAAGACGGCCGGTGAGAAGGTTCGTCTGCCGGAGTCTGAGGTGATTCGCCTTCGCAAACTCGGCTTCCTCGTCCCGGAAAAGGTCGAGGAGGTCGAGCAGGAGGGCGTGCAGATCTCCGGCGGCCAGGTCGCGATCACGCAGGCGGAGTAGGCGATGGACTGGGACGACATCGTCGACGCAAAGATCCTCGGGCCGCTGATGGGCCAGTTCGGGACGGCAATCACGTATATGCCGAGCGTCGGCGGGTCGTTCGAGATCACCGGCGCGTATGACAAGGCCTTCTTCGGCGTCGACCCGGTAACCGGATCGACGGTTGTCACGCAGCAGCCGACGGTCGGGATTCAGATCTCTCAGTTTCCGATCGAACCGCAGCAGGGCGACCTCCTCGTGATCAACAAGACCGGCGAGCAATGGCAGGTTCGGGAGGTGCATCTCGACAGCCATGGCGGCGGCCGACTCATGCTCAACGTTCCGGGCCAAACCGATGACTGATCAGACGGGCCGTGCGCAACTTCGGAGCGTGTTGCTCTCGATATTGAAGACGATCCCCGATGTGACGGTGCAATCTCCTGGCGACTGGAATGTCCCGTCGGCGAAATTGCCTGCGATCAAGCTCCGACAAGGCAAGGATCGAAAGATCTCGAACGGACGGAGCGGGCAAACCTCGTTCACCACGGTGGCTGCTTTCGAGATCAAGGTCGAGGTCGGGGCGAATTCCGGTCCTGCGGCGCTGATCGCGCTCGAAACGCTCGGAGCCCAAATCGAGGAAGCGATCTTCAAAAGCATTCCGCTGCGCAGCTTGGCACAGGACTTCCCGTTCTGCGAGACCGAGACGGATGTGACGGCGGAGGGCGCGCCCCACGTTGGGGGGCTCTCGATACTGCTCGCCGTGGAGATGATGGAGACGTTCTATCCGGACATCAACACACAGCTGTTTGAGATTGACGTGACTGCGGACCTGACGAACGTCGCCGATCCGAACGGCACCTATCCAGACCCGCCATTCCCGGATGCGGTTACACCGGCCCCGCGCACGCAGGGCCCTGACGGCCGCGCCGAGGGCGAGGTCAACATTCAATTTCCTCAATAGGAGCGACGAATGATCGTCAAACCTGCGCCGGGCCTCGCTGTGCGGCATCCGGTCACGAAGCAGCTGCTGCCGCCCGAAGGCATCAAAGTGCCGGATGGCGACATCTTCTGGACCCGCGTGCTCAATGACGGTGACGTCGTTCTCGCGGAAGAGGCAAAAGCCGTCGAAGGGACGGCTGCGGCCGCCGACACGCCGGCGGAAAACGCCGCAATGGAGAACCACACGTCGGAGGCCGGTGAGCAATGATTCCGTTCAAGCAAATCCCCCAGAATATTCGGACGCCGCTGTTCTTCGCCGAGATCGACAACTCGCACGCGAACTCGGCAGTGGCGAATCAGCGCGCGCTGATCATCGGCCCGATGACGGCCGCTGGCATCGCCACGCCGAACGTGCCGCTGATCTCTTCGGGCACCGGCGACGCGAACGTTCAGGCCGGTGCGAACTCTGTGCTCGCGCTGATGACGGCGGCATATCGCCAGAACGACCAGTTCGGCGAACTCTGGTACCTGCCGGTGCAAGACGCGGCCGGCGCGACCGCGGCGACGGGCTCTATCGCCTTCACGTCGGCGCCGACGGCGAATGGCACCATCTCGCTGTACATCGCGGGCCAGCTCGTTACGGTGCCGGTCACGTCAGGCATGACGACCGCTCAGATCGCAACGGCGGTCGCGGCAGCGATCAACCTGATTCCCGCTATGCCGGTTACGGCGGCTGCGACGACTAGCACGGTGACGCTGACGGCCGACAACAAGGGCCTCGTCGGCAACGACATCGACGTCCGCTTCAACTATCAGGGCACGCCCGCGGGCGAAGCGCTGCCGGCCGGACTCGCCGCGACGATCACCGCCATGGCCTCCGGCGCGACGAACCCGACGCTCACGACGGCGCTCGGCAACCTGCAGGACATGCCGTTCGACTTCATCGCGTGCGCTTTCACGGACGTGACGTCGCTGGATGCGCTGAAATCGTTCCTGAACGATACGACCGGGCGATGGAGCTGGCAGCAGCAGGTGTACGGGCACGTCTTCACGGCCTATCGAAGCACCTGGGCCGGCCTCACCACGTTCGGTACGGGGCGCAACAACCAACACGAGTCGATCATGGGTTTCAACGACTCGCCGACGCCGGCGTGGCAATGGGCTGCGGCGCTGGCTGCCGTGACTGCCGTGAGCGTGAGCGCGGACCCGGGTATTCCGATGCAGACCGTCGCGCTCAATGGCGTGCTTGCGCCGCCGCTGCAGTCGCGATTCAACCTGAGCCAGCGGAACACGTTGCTGTACGACGGGGTCTCGACTTTCACCGTCGCAGATGACGGCACGGTCGCGATCGAAAACCTGATCACGAGCTACCAGCAGAACTCGTTCGGGCAGCCGGACAACAGCTATCTCGAAATCGAGACGATGTTCCTGCTGACGTACGTCCTGCGCCGTCTGCGCACGATGGTGACCTCGAAGTATGCGCGAGTGAAGCTCGCCGCGAACGGAACGCGCTTCGGTCCGGGTGCCGGCATCGTCACGCCGAACATCATCAAGGCGGACCAGATCGCGGAATATCGCTCGATGGAGTACGAGGGCTTTGTGCAGGGCAGCGACATTTTCGCTCAGTCGATCATCGTCGAGCAGAATGCACAAAACCCGAATCGCGTCGACGTGCTGTGGCCTGGAACGCTGATCAATCAGTTGCGCATCTTCGCGCTACTGGCGCAGTTTAGGCTGTCGACGACTCAGTCGTAATCCATTCGCCAACGCTGTGCGCCGCCCTCACCGGGCGGCTTTTTCAATTGTGGAGAGCCAACGATGGCGAACGACACGAATTTCATCGCCGGCACCGCGTATCTTACGGTCGACGGTGTCAACTACCAGCTCGAAGGCGAGTTGAAGTACGACGTCGGCAGCGTGACGCGCGAGACTCAGTCCGGGCAGGACACCGTCCACGGGTTCAGCGAAAAACCGAAGCCGCCGTACATCTCCGCGTCGATCCGGGATTCGGGCGGTCTGAGCTGGGCTGCGATCAACGCAATGCGCAGTCAGACGATCGTGCTCGAACTGGCGAACGGGAAGACGGTGATCGGCCGGAAGATGTGGACCGTCGAGGCGCAAGAGGTCGACACGACCGAGGCGAAGGGAACGGTCAAGTGGGAAGGCCTGCAGGACGCGGTCACGGAGCAATAACTGATGAGCGACACGAAAACAATCGAGCTGCGCAAGGCGCTGAGCTACGGCAAGGGCGCCGACGCGAAGATCGTCGAGGCGATCACGCTGCGGGAGCCTTCGGCTGGGGACTACGAGAAGGCCGAGAAGACTGCCGGCGTGTACGGCTTTCAAATCGCGTTGATCGCGCTCCTCAGCGGCGTTCCGGTGGACGTCGTTGACCAGATGTACACGAGTCAGATCGACGAGGCGGCCGATTTCATCGGATCGTTCGGCAAGGAGGCAATCAGCAGCACCGCGCCGAGCGACGACGAAATGCAACTCGCGCTGCAAGCGCCGGTCAAGCTCACGAGCGAGGACAGCCCGCTGAACATCGCGTCGCTTGACCTATGCGAGCCCACGAATCAGCAAAAGCGCAAAGCGGCCGCTGCAGGCGGCACGTTCGCGTCGAGCATCGCGCTGATCAGCATCGTTTCCAAAGCGCCGAAGAACGCCGTGCGCGCGATGACGGCGCGGGACTTCATGGCCGCGTGCGCGTACTTCAACGGTTTTCAGTATCGGCGGACAGCGGACTCGGACGACTGATCTCCGCCGTCACGGCCGTGCCGGAAGGATGGGACGACCGCGTCGCCGAACTGACGCACTTCATGCGATGGGCGCCCGACGTGATCGACGGCATGACGTTTTCCGAGACATTGCGCTGGTTTGAGCATGCCAGGCGCATCAAAGACCAGATTGGAGTGAGGGCATGAACGTAGGCGGCGGCGCAGGCGCGGTGCTCGGCACCACCTCGGGCATTACCAATCTGGCGAGCTCCCTTGCCGCGCGGCTCGGTGGCTCAGCCGGGACGTACTTCGATCAGCTTCGGCCTGCCTCGTTTCGCGGGGTGCCGTTTGTGTCGCTCGGTGGCGAGGGCGGGTTCGGGCGGCGCAATGAACTGCATGAGTATCCGTTGCGCGACACGCCATGGGTCGAGGACATCGGCCGCGGGACTCGCCGCTTTCGGTCCTTTGGCTTTGTCGTCGGCGACGATGTCATTGTGCAGAGGGACATGCTGATTGCGGCATGCGAGCAGGAGGGACCAGGCGCGTTGGTGCTCCCGACGTTCGGTCGTCGGGACGTAAGCCTGATGGATTTTCGATGCATCGAGCGGTGGGAGAAGGGTCGCTATTTCGAGTTCGAGTTCGAGTTCATAGAGGGCGGCCCGCGGGTGTTTCCGGCGGCGTCAGTCGCAAGCGGAAGCATTGTCACTTCGGCTGCAAGCGGGCTCACGATCGCGTCGGCAATCAATTTCGCGCGCACGGCATTCACGGCGATGGCGTACGGGGCCGCGGTGCTGGGGAGCGCTGTGAGCACAGCAGTCGGTTGGTACACGGAAGCGAAGAACTTTATCGGAGATGCGCGGAACCTGTTCAAGCTTCTGACGAATCTGCCTGGCGATTTCGGGCGGTTCGCGGGTAGCGCGACGGTGCCGACTTTCAGCAAGTTCCCGAGTTCCTCGGTCGATACGACGGGTGCGACTGTCGAGAGCCTCACTATCGGCGCCACGGTCGCGAGGTCGAACCTCGACGATGCTGCTGCTGCGCTCGATGCGGCCGCGCGGGGGCTGGATGCGTCTTCGATAGACGGATTCACTGGAGCTGTTGAGGGGGTGACCGCCGCCATGCTGGCGGCGATTCCCGATCCGGCCGATGCGATTCGGCTGCTCTCCAACCTCGCAGGCTATGTGCCGAGCGGGGCGACAACGACGTCGCAGATCGGCATGGCAATGGCGTCCATGCAAACAGCGTGCTCGGATCTCTTCCGGCGCTCGGCGATCGCGTCCGTTGCAGTGGCGTCGTCGAATTATTTGCCTACGTCGAGCGACGATGCAGCGCGCGTGCGCGACGAGGTGCTGTCGTTGATCGACGCCGAAATGACGGTGGCAGGCGACCAGGGTGAGGACGAGACTTACGACGCGTTGCGCGCGCTTCGGCAGGCCGTCGTCTCGGATCTCAATCAGCGCGGCGCTGGCCTATCGTCGATTCGCACGTTTTCTTTCCGCGTGCCGCTTCCGTCGCTCGCGCTTGCCAACCGGATCTACCGCGACGCGACGCGGGCTGACGAACTGGTCTCGCAGGCGAACCCGATTCATCCGGCATTTTGCCCCACAACATTCAAGGCGCTAGCGAACTGACCCATGGCAAACAACCTGACGATCGTAATCTCGGCGCTCGATAGAACCGGTGCGGGCTTCGCATCGGCGAATCGGAACCTCCGGGCGATCGATCAGGCGATGCTGCGCACGTCGCGCGCGTCGCAGCGCACGTCGGCGGTGCAGACCTTTGTCACGGGCGCGACGCGCGCGAGCGCGCTGAGCGGCGCATTGCTCGCCGGCGTCGCCGGAGTCGCGGCCGTTGTCGTCTCGAAGATTCTGTCGATTGAGACTGCTTGGGCCAATACGGTACGGAGCGTCAGCAACAAGTCGCTCACGCTGGGCGTGGACGCGAAGCAGTTGTTCGGCATTCAGAATGCCGCGAAGCAGGTAGGCATCAGTGCCGAGCAGGCGTCGTCCACTGTCGAGGGTGTGACGCGCGGTTATTACGAGTCGACGCAAGGGCGTGATCCGCAGAAGCGGATGATCTACCAGGCGTACGGAATAAATGGTCTCGACGAGCGCGGCGCTTTCAGTTCCGAGCGCCTCCTCGAGCAGATCGCCGCGGCGGGCGAGAGTGTCAATAGCAGGAACGGACCACTCGCGCGGCACCGACTGTTTGAGGCGCTCGGCGCCGACGGCCTCGAGGATCTGCTGAACAAGGGGCAGTCCGGCGTGCGCGATCGGTATCAGCGCGGCGTCGCGATGGCGCCGACCGAGGACGACATCAAGCACGCCAATGACTTCGCTGACGCGATGGCGAAGCTCGATCTGCAGTTCGACAAGACCAAGCAGACGATTCTCGGATCGCTCGCGCCGGCGCTCACGCGGTTTCTGGAGGGCGTTGAGCGTACGGTCGCGCGATTGAACGGGGAAGAGTTCGTTCCTAGCCGGTGGAACGGCGAGCAGTTCGTGCCGGCGACTGCCCCGGATGCGCCTCCGGCCGCGAACCTTGGCGATCGTGCGGTCGACGGGCTTGAGAAGTTCGGGAACCTCCTGCGCGGCAATGGCGCGCGCACGAATGCGCAGGTTGGCGCAGAACCCAATGCGAACGTGCCGAAGGCCGTCGAGTACTTCGAGTCGCGCGGATGGACGCGCGCGCAAGCGATCGGGATCGCCTCCAACCTCCAGCACGAGAGCGGGATCGATCCCACGGCGGTCGGTGACAACGGCAAGGCGCAAGGCATCGCGCAGTGGCATCCGGACCGGCAAGCAGCGTTTCAACGCTGGGCGGGGAATTGGATCGGCAACTCGACGCTTGACCAGCAACTCGGGTTCGTGGATTACGAGCTGCGCCAAGGCGGCGAGCAGCGCGCCGGCGCAGCGCTTGAGAAGGCGCGTACGCCGCGCGAGGCGGCGAGTGTTGTTTCGCGTCTCTACGAACGTCCGGCTGCGGCCGACGCTGAGGCGGCTGCGCGAGCGAGCACGGCGGACCGTATCGCGGGGTTGTACGCCCGCGACGATCGGAACGCATCAGCCGGTCAATCCCCAGCACAGGAGCCTAGGGTTGCGCCGCTGTACGGCGAAGAGTCCCCGCCGGCGCCTGACCAAGCGCCTCCTGCCAGAGCCGACGGCGAACTGCGGGTGAAGGTGGAGCTGGGGAATCTGCCGAAGGGATCGCGTGCGGAGGTCAGCGGCACGCCGAACGTGAAGTCGACAGTGGAGCGCGGCTCGACCGGATCGACGAGCCAATTCGCACTTGGAGCGACGTACTAATGAATTCGCTTGTCGTGACGCTGCCGGAGGCGGGTATCTCGATAACTGGCTGGCAGGCCGCGCGCGTCACGCGCTCCATCGAGAATTGCACCGGCTCATTTCTTCTGGAGATGTCGGAGCGGTTTCCGGACGAGGTCTCGGAGGCGTCGCTTATCGGCGGCGCACCAATCCAGATCGCGATCGATCAAGACAACCTGCTGCTCACGGGATACGTGGACACGGTCGAGTACATCATCACGCCGCATGAGCACCTCATCAGGGCGACGGGGCGAGGCAAGTGCCAGGACCTGATCGATTGCAGCGGGCAGCTTGATAGGATCCTCGCGAACTCGCGGCTCGACGCGGTGTGCCGCACTTTGACGGAGAAGTTCGGCATTGCCGTGGTGGTGAGCGCGGGGCTGCAGGCCGTCATCGATGAGCTCCCGACGATCCCGTTCCAGCTGATCTCGATCACGGAGACGCCGTGGGAGGTCATCGAGCGTTGCTGTCGTTATACCGGCGCGCTGGCGTTCGAACTGGAAGACGGATCACTGTGTCTGGCGCTCGCCGGTGACGATCTCGGCTCGACCGGCGTCGAGCTCGGGGCGAACATCGAATCGGCGGTGTCCGTGAAGAGTTCGCTCGGGCGCTTTTCGAGCGTGTCTGGCGTGCTCACCAACTACAACAACGCGCTCGACATCGGAGTCAATCTGCTGCCGGAATACACCGGCTACGACCCCGGTGTGAAGCGATTTCGGCCGAAGTATCTCGTCTCCGAGCAGCCAGCATCCGATCGGACATACCTTCAACGGCGCGTTGACTGGCAAATTGCGCGTGCGTACGGTATGTCACGCCAGGTGCGTGTGCTCGTCGACAGTTGGACCGACGCATCGGGATCGCCGTGGTACCTGAATTATCAGATCCCGGTGACGATGCCGCTCTTGAAGATCCCCGAGAAGACGCTTCTGCTCGTTACGCAGATCACCTTCATCCTCGACGAGAACGGCACGCACACTGAATTGGTGCTGGCACCGCGGCAGGCCTATCTGCCCGAGCCGCTCGTCTTGCAACGTATCGACCCGGACATCGCGCCGGCATAAGGGACCTTGATGCACGACGCACTCAACTCGCTCGCGCGGCGGATCCGCCTGTTCGTGAGCCGCACGGTGCTGTCGTTCGTCGACGACACGAGGGCGATCCAGTACGTGCAGGTGCGCATCAATGCGCTGGAGACAGCCGGAGACATTCCCCGGTACGTGGAATACGGGCTTTCTTCGAATCCGCCGCTTGGGTCGGAGGCGCTGGTGATCTTCGGCAACGGCGAGCGCACAAACGGCATCGTCATCGCGACTTCGAACGGAGCCTTCCGCGTTACCTCGCTCAAGAGTGGCGAGGTGGTCTTGCACGACAACAGCGGGCAGAAGGTCTATCTGTCGCAAGAGGGGATGGTTCTGGACGGAGGCGGGAAACCGGTGACCATCATGAATGCCCCGGAGGTCATAGCCGACACGCCCCTCCTGAAGTGCACCGGCGACATCCTTGATAACTGCGACACCAACACGCGCACGGTGAAGGGGATGCGCGAGGTTGCCAATATCCATACGCACCCGATCGCCAACGTGCAGACGGGAAGCAGCACGATCAACACGCAAGCGCCGACACAGCAGGAGTAATCCATGTCAGACGTAACAATCATCTGGGACGTCGACAACAGCCGCGGCGATTGGCAGATGAAAGGTCCCGCGCTCCTGACCGGGGACGATCTACCGACGTCCGTGCTGCTGAGCTTGTTCACCGACCGTATCGCCAACGGAGACGATCCGATTCCGGACGGCACCGGCGACCCTCGGGGCTGGTGGGGTGACATCGAGGAGGACAGGCCAATAGGCTCACGGCTCTGGCTTCTCGACCGTTCGAAGCAGACGCAGGAGGTGCTGAACGACGCTCGCGACTACATCATCGAGGCACTCCAGTGGCTTGTCGATGATGGCGTGGTCGCGAGCATGGATGTGCAAACGGAATGGGTGCGCGACACGTTTCTCGGCGCACAGATCACGCTCAATCAACCGACCGGGCCGAATATCTCGCTGACGTACGCGTGGGCCTGGCAACAGCTCTCCTGACATGCCATTCCAAAGAAAAACGCTCTCCACCTTGATCAGCGAGGTGGCGGCAGACATGAACTCGTCGCTTCAAGGCGCCGACGCGCTGCTGCGTTTCACCGTGCTGAAGGTGATTGGCAAGGTGCAGGCCGGGATGTCCAATTTGCAGATGGGCTATCTCGACTGGATCTCGAAGCAGGCCGTGCCGTTCACCGCGGAGGATGAGTATCTCGAAGGTTGGGCTGCTCTGAAAAAAGTCTATCGGAAGGCGGCGAGTCCAGCGAGCCTGCGGGCTACGTTCGCAGGCACGGTGGGCAAGGTGCTGAACTCCGGAACCCCTGTCGTGCGCAGCGACGGCGCTACATACACGACGGCAGCGAACGCCACCGTTGGCGTTGGAGGAACGATGTCGGTCACCATCGTTGCGACGACACGCGGCTCTGCAGGGAATGCCGATGCCGGGACTGGCGTTTCCCTTGGCGTGGCGGTGGATGGCATCCAGTCCACGGGCAGCATCACGGGAACGGTTGCGTCCGGTGCGGATGTCGAGGAAAACGACGCTCTGCGCAGCCGTATGCTCGCCGCGTACCAGAGCACGCCGCAGGGCGGCGATGCAGAAGACTACGTTGGATGGGCGCTCGCCGTGCCGGGCGTCACACGTGCCTGGTGCGCGCCCAACGGCTTCGGCGCGGGAACGGTCGTCGTCTACACGATGTTCGATCTTGCCGAGGCGGCCCACGGCGGATTCCCTCAGGGCACGAATGGGGTGTCGCAGTACGACGAGGGCCCTGGTGGCGTCCCGCGCGGGACGTTGGCGACAGGGGACCAGCTCGTTGTTGCGGACGCGATCATCGTTGATCAGCCGGTCACGGCGCTGGCCTATTCGTGTTCGCCGGTGGCGAACAACCTGACGTTCACGCTTTCCGGGCTTATGTCGACATCGAGCGCGACGCGGGCAGCGATTGCTGCGGCGATCTCGGACGTGCTCTTTCGCAACGGCGATCCGCGCGCGAAGACGATCAATCGGTCCGACATCGAATCTGCGATTGCTGCTGTCTCCGGCACGAGCGGGTTTGTGGTCACGCTGGTTCAGGGTGTCGTCGGCGTAACGACCACGACCTATCCGGGAAACATCACGAGCGGATTCGGTCAACTGCCGGTGCTCGCCGGCGTGAACTACGTTTGAGGCATCCATGCAAGCCCCCAATTTGACCGCCGCTGACTTTCTTGCGGCGATGCAGGCGCTCCTGCCGCGCGGGAGGGTATGGCCGCGCGATCAGAGCACGGTGCAAGCGAAGGTGCTGTCCGGGTTGGCGCCGTCCTACGAACGCCAGACGGCACGTGCGAACTATCTTCTGGTCGATTCTTTCCCTGCGACCACGTATGAGTTGCTCCCGGAATGGGAGGCAACGCTAGGTCTGCCCGATCCGTGCGCGGGTGTCGCGCCCACGATCCCGCAACGCCGTCAGCAGGTGGTTGCGCGGCTCACAGCCATCGGGGGCGCATCTATCCCGTATCTCGTCAGCTTTGCTGAGAGCCTCGGTTACGCAGTGACCATTACCCAGTTCACGCAGGCGCGCGCCGGCATGCTGCGTGCCGGTCAGCCGTGCTGCGGATACGACTGGAACTTCGCCTGGAAGATCACGGCGCCGTTGAACACCGTAGTGCGCGCTGTGGCCGGCGCGATGGCCGCGGGCGATCCGCTCGCTGCTTGGGGAAATGAAGTTCTTGAGTGCGAGTTCAGGGCAATCATGCCCGCGCACACGATTCCAATCTTCGCATACGCATAAAGAGGTCACATGCAACGCATCGACGACGCGACGGCAGCATCGAGTCTGCCAGTTCCCGAAGCCGCAGGGACTCCCGGTTACTTCACGGAAGGCAATCCGGTGGCAGGCACTCCCGCGACGAATGTTCGCGGCTCGTGGCTGAACATGGTTCAGGAAGAGCTCATGGCCATTGTCGCTGCTGGAGGCCTGACGCCCAGCAAGACGACATACACGCAGGTGCGCGACGCCATCAGGGCTATGGTTGGGCCGGGGCGTTTACTGCGCACCAGCCTCTACACGAATCCGGCGGGCACGCAATTGGTCAGCGTCGACGGCGGGACTGCCACGTCGACAGGTGCTACATCGTGGACACCTCTCGCTGCGACGTCGAAAATCCGGGTCAAGGTTCAGGGAAGCGGCGGCGCTGGCGGCGGGTGCCCGGCAACGTCTGCAGCGCAAAATGCTGTGGGTGGTGGCGGCGGCGCTGGCGGTTGGGCAGATAGCATTTACCTTATCGCCACCATCGGTTCGGGCGCTCAAGCAATCACTATCGGTGCCGGTGCGCCAGCGAGTTCATCGGGCGGTAACGGATCAAATGGCAATACATCGTCTTTTGGTTCCCTTGTGAGTTGCACTGGCGGGACAGGGGGCGCAGCTGGTGCGCCTGGCTCGACCAATATTGCGGCGGGCGGTGTTGGTGGTACTGCGACAGGTGGAAATATCGTAAACGCGGCCGGTCAGACTGGCAGCTACGGAACGCTTTTGGCGTTAAGCGCTGGGATTAGTGGTGCCGGCGGCGGATCAGGGTTCGCCGGCGGGAATGGAGGTGGCCTTCCCAACAATACAAATGGATCGGGCGGATCGGGCACTGGTGCCTCTGGATTGGGTGGTGGAGGGGCTGGCGCGGCCAATGGGTTATCGCAAGTGGCGAAGGGCGGCGGCGCATCTGCATATGGGGCAATTGTTATCGAGGAGTATGCGTGATGAAAATTTATGCACGTATCGAAAATGGTGTGGTGATGGAAATCATCAAGCCGTTACTTGACGATGATGGGAATGAGTTTTCGGTAGCCGCGCGCTTCGTCCCGGAATTGGTGGCTCAAATGATCGACGTAACGAGTGCCAGCCCGATCCCGGCCCAGCGGTGGACCTATGACGGAACAACGTTCACGCCGCCCGCCATATGAGGCTTCGTCTGCATGTTGATCGATAGTGTGCCGGCCTGATCGTTCTTTGCTTAGTTGCCCCTGATCTTCTGAACGAGCGGAATAAGCGCTTGCGCCGTGTTGCGCGCCTTGACCGCGTAACCGTTAGTCGACGGATGCACACAATCCGGAATCAGCGACTGCCACCCGGGGATCGACTTGAACTCGTCATATTGCTTGATCAACAACACCTTGCGTTGAGCCGCAACTGTGCGCATGATCACGACGAAGTTATCGAGATTCGGATGCTTGCCGTCGCACGTCGGATTGGGCTCGTCTAGCACCGGAATTTTGCCTGCCGCCAACGTGTCATCAATGAAGTTGTTCAGATAACCCTCGTACTCTGCCGGCTGCTCGGTGATGCTGTCGTTGATCGCATGATTCGAAACGACAATCTGCGCTGGTACGTTTTCGAGCACCGTAGGGTATGAGTACGGGTATTGCGGGGAACCACCCGGCAACATCTGGCGAAGGAACGTCGACGGCACCGCGCCATTAATTTCCGTCACTGCCCCGGCGCCGAACCCATTCTTATCGTTCAGCAACTGCGCGGTAACAACCGCCTCATTCTGCGGGTTCTGACAACCTGGATTCTGGCAATACATCACGTCAGAGCCGTACATCGTGCTATCACCCTCGAACAGGATGTACATCGTTGCTGGCGCGACAGGTGCGCTAATCGCTGCCGGTGCGCTGCTTGGCGTAGACGGTTTGGAGGTCGACGCCGCCGGGTCGGGTGACCCGCTGCCTCCGCCGCCGCACGCGGATAGCACACACGCACCAAGAGCTGCTACTGCTCCTGCTCTCCACCTGCCGCCGATAGATCGATCGAAGCTCCGACCCGGCGCATACGTGCGGTGACGCGCGTGAGTTCCGCGTCGCTCAGTTCGAGGCGCGCGAGACCGAAGAACAGTGTTTGAGCGCTGATGGACCTCGGGTTGCCTTTCTCCGTGTACGAACGCCAGTGTCGTCCGCTCGATAGGCCGAACAAATCGGCCATCTGCGCGCTCGATAGGCCGAGTTCGTCCTTGAGGCGCTGAAGCTCTTCCGGAGAAGGCGGGTTGTACGTCATGTCGAAGTGATCCATCGCCACTGAAGGCGCAAAGCAAGCGGTTCATGGTGGTTTCCTATCTCGGAGTTTTGGCCGCGCGTGTGCGCTTCCAGCAGAAACAAAGATAGGCACATTGTTCCTATGTGTCAAGTGGTAAATCAGACCAACAGCCGCCGCCGAGCGGCTTTTTCTTTTTCGGGGCGCCAATGGAAGGTCAACGCGAAGTTGTCGCAGCGATTTTGTCGCTGAAGGAAGACTTGGATCAGCGTCACAGCGAAAACATTACGCGTCAGGACGTGACGGACAAGAAAGTTGAGGAGGCGATTCGCCGAATTGATGACCTTCACAAGGCTTTTCCCGGCGGGGACTGGGATGGTCATCGGCGCTATCACGAGGCGGTGATTCAGCGCATCGAAGAGCGCGCGAAGCTCTATCAGGATTTGCGCGCGGAGCTGGCGAAGAAGGGCCTATGGGCGCTCATCGCAGCGATCGCGTCTGCGATTTGGTACTACACAAAAGTGAAGGTGAACTCATGATTCTTTCCCCGAATTGGGCGAAGACGCACAAGCGCTACTCGGTCTGGGCGCTCGCCGCGAGCACGGCGATTCAGGTGTTGTGGGCGGCCGTGCAAGACCCGCCGCTGTGGGCGGTGCTTCTCGCCAATGGTGTCATTGGCGGTCTCGGCCTGATTGGCGCGTACCTCGCGCAGCCCAGCGTTACCGGAGAAAACGATGCGGACACTTCCGACTAGACCGGGAAAAAAGTCACTTGCCGTCATCGTCGGGACGGTTGTTGCATCGATGGCGATCTCGTTCACCTCGTCTCGTGAGGGCGTTTCTCTGAAGCCATACGATGACCGTCTCGCCGGAAGCCTGCAGACCGTGTGTTATGGAGAGACGAACGTCGAGATGCGCCAGTACAGCCTAGACGAGTGCAAGGAGATGCTCAGTGAGAGTCTCGCCGGGTACGCGATGGAGGTGCGGCGCCTGACGCCCGGGTTCGACGATCTCACGGACGGTCAGAAGGTCGCTGTGATCGACATGGCCTACAACAACGGCGTCGAAGCCTATCGGACATCGACGCTTCGGACCATGTACGGCAAGAAGCAATTCCCGGCCGCGTGCGAGCAGTTTCTGCGCTGGCGCGTGGTGACTGTGCGCGGGGTGAAGTTGGACTGCTCGATCGCAGCGAACCGATGTGTTGGGAAGTGGACGCGTGCGAAGCTGCAGCGAACCGCCTGTCTTGGAGAGTGAGATGAACGGATATTCCATAACGGGGATCGCCGCCGGCGTCCTAGGTGCCGCCCTCGGATTCGGGACTGCGCATGTCATCGATGGCCGCACGTTGGCGCGCGAGCAGGCGGCGCATGCAGCCGTCATCGCCAAGATCAATGCAGACTCAGCGAAGGCGTTCGCCGACGCGTTGGCGAATCAGCAGGCCGCAGAAGGGAAGGTCGCGGCCATCGAAAAATCATTCTCCGACGAGGTATCGAAGCATGCGCAAGATTCCCTTGATCACCGCGCTCGTCTCGCTGCTGGCACTGACCGCGTGCGCGTCCGGATCGCCAGTTGTGCTCTCTCCGCCGCAAGTGAAAGCGCCGCCACCGCCGACAGCGCTGATGGTGCCGCCACCTACGGATACCTCGACGGCCAGGTTGCAAGCAGCGTTTTCAAAGTAGCGGCTGACGACCAGGTCGAGATCGACAAGCTCACGGCGCTACAGGCTTACGTGCGCGGATTGCAAGATCACGGTTATATCGCCCACTGAACAAACGACGTCGACAACTAGTGGCCTTCGAGCCGAATGCTTTGGCCGACGGGTCGACGTTCCGGTAGATGTTGTTTTGCGACTCTGTTCGGTGCAACGCT